GCTGGGCAATGCGGTCACCCGTGCGCAGGCATTAGTAGACTCATTCACACACCGCACATTCGAAGCGGCGGCAGATACGACGCGCACCTACACTCCGCTACTGTTTAACGACGGCGGCGATTTGACGATTGATGGTTGTTGGAACGGTAAAGCCGCCGTCGTTGTTGGTGGCTTCGGTCAAGGTCTTGTAGAAGCCAGCTGCTGCGCTCTTTGCGTTGGTCAACGTGTCCATGACGGACGCGTCGTTGTTGCCACGCATAAAGCTTTTGTGTGCTGCGAGATATTCGTTGGAAGCGTACGGTGATTCAGCTGCGACGACGACGGGAACGGTTGCCTTGATGGATGGTGCGTGGAACGTGCCACCTGCTACGGGTTCGCCGGCCAATTCACTGATTGCGGCCTTGACTGCGTCTTTGATGTTGTCCATGGTTTGTTCTGTTTCCTCTGTGTGTACTGCGGTATCAATATCGCTATGACCGGTGTTGACCGCCGCAGTGCGCACGGGATTCCCTTTGGTCGTAACTTCGGTAGTGGTCCGTGGCTCGGCTGGGGTTGGAGTCAGTGAGATTTCACCGACTACCCAACGCTTAATTTCGCCGTCCACGCGTTCAACGAGGTGAGGCAATGCGCCGGTCGAAAGACCCAGCGCGCCGCTCTCTGCTAACTTCATCACGTCGGCCGCGTATTTGTGACGTCGGTCTAACTCGATTTGCACGTCGATACCTTGGTCGTTCGGTGCCCATACTTTGACGGTGCCGATTTGCGACTTGATGCCACCGAGTGCGTGATCGTAGTAGACCGGCATTCCAACAAAGGAACGCGTCGCGCCAAAGTCAGTGTCTTTACTGAATCGATCGCCGGTGAGGTCTTCGCCTCCGTACACAACACCGCGACCGCTCAATGTGAACGGAGCGACGGCTTTGATTGCGTGTGTTGGTGACTTCATTTGACCCCCAGTAGCCGACGTGCAAAGTTCTTCGTTGCCTCTGCGTTCATTATCGCATTGCCGTCAAGTGACGCAGTTGCCATCTCATCTTTCCATGCTTGTGGAAGCCGTGCGACGAACTCTTCGCCCTTTGCTTTGGCCAATTCGATGAGTCGCGCCTTGAATGTCTCAAAACTGATATCGCCCTGATAACGACCCCACGAAGAGACGGCCGCGTCAATATCGCCCGGTGTCACAATAGGAAAGTTGCGCGTCTCAGGAATGACGAAGTCAGACGCAGGCATATCTTCGCGCTGTGCGGGTGTCGTGTTGCGGTCTTCGATGGCGGCCACTGCGTTTTCATCCATTGGAGCCGGCTCAGATTCCGCCATGGCTTCTTCTTCGACCGCAGCGAGTTGCAACGTGGCTTCCGGAATAATCCACAGTTTACAAACGCCCTCCGGGTCGATGTCACCTTCGACGATCTCGCACTTGCCTTCCATGTAGAACACGCAGGCACCGCACATGATGCCTTCTGCCTTAAATGGGTTTACGTCGCCGGGTCCATAGTGCGCACCGTTGGCGCCAATGCCCTGATTAAACAGGCCATACTCTTCGACCAATGCTTCATAGGTGTCATACATGGCTACTTGGCGCTCGGTCAGTGTAACTGACTCATCGACGGCCTTGGTTGCGCTCTTTGGTTTCATGCCATCGTAACCAACGGCGCGCAGTGCCTTCATAGTTTCCCGATTGTGGTGCGCCGCCATGCGTAGCGCTTCCATGTCGGACTCACTGTGTCGGCGTGATGCCTTAGTGCCTAATGATTTATTCATAAAATCAAGACCTTGCAATTCTTGTGCAATCTCGTCACCTTCATAACCCATACGAGTCATTAAGGTATACAAAAAATCGCTGATATTATCATCAATTGGTCGACTATAGTCCCCGTCTTTAAGAATATAAAACTGACCATCCTCCTTTTTGAATGTAATTTCCACATCCAAGTCTGCTCGTTTTACATTTGCTTTGGTTTCCATGCTGTTCTCCTCTAAAATACGACGCGCCCACGCGCGCCCCTCATCGCCGCCCCATCCGTACCAAGCTTGCCATCCTTTGCCCTGTTCATCCCACGTAGCGCCCTCCTTGTCAACCTCGTGACGGTCGAAGTATGCAACCATTCTTTGCACCGTCTCGAGACTCACCGGCTCACGCTTCGCCAATTGATTCGCACGCGCTAAGCCGACCGGCGTCATGCCCCGCTGTGATTCGGGCTTCTGCGCACGCACGTCAAGCGCACGCTGTGCATTGTCGGCGACGGCTTGCGGTGCGATGAATGTGTCGGCCATCAGAGCGCCTCCATTGCTTTGGCTACGATGTAGTCAAGGTCACCCGATGCGCTTACTTGTTCCGCTGCGTTGGCCGCCGTGTTCCAACGTCCTTGATGAATGTCCGCTTGTTGATCGCCGACAACATACGGAGCGTAAGACGCCGCCGAAGTCAGAAGCGCTTCGTCACCGCTAAGCGTGATACTGTACGACCGGTTAAGCGTCTCGGAACCGCGAAGCCCTGACCCCGTGCCACGCTTGTACGGAACGGTGATTTCACCACGGCTTATCGCGGCCATCACGAAGCGTCGTTGCTTGACGCTCACGAACTTCATAGCGCCGCGTGCTGGTGGTGGTGGCTTGTCTTCGTTGAGCCGCGCTTGTACCTGCGTTGCATACGCCAGCGTGACCGTGCGTATCATTTCGCCAATCTGCGCTTCGCCAATGCGGCCCGCTATCTCTACGGTGATTCTACTCGCCATTAGCGCACCAATCGCAGAGACGTATCGCATCGACAATTGACGTGAGCCGGTGGTCCGTCGGCTACTTCGCTGGGCCATTCGTCTTCAGTCAGTCCGTTGAGTTTGACGTTGTAGAGCTTGCCTGTACAAATAGGACATACAAGTTCGTCCGCGTCGGTGTTCCATACTCTTTGCATCTGAATACCACGTTGACCGAGGTAGTCTTTGTATTGAACCGTTGCCTGCGATGCGGCTCGCGTCGTCTCCGTAATGGCAATCATCTTTGCGCGCATCGGGTCGCTCAGTGGCAACACCGCGGCTTGCAAGTCCTGAATCGTCATCCCCGGTGTCGTGCGGAACGTCTCGATGATTGGCTTGATTCGGTCGGCCGTGGTTTCATCGATTAATTTCGTTGTCTTCGGCACGTAGTCCCCGAGCCAATCTTGGATATATCGTTGCTGACTGTCAGTCTCGACCGGGATGCTGAATTGTGTACCGAGTCGGTCCAATCGCTTGCCCATCGTCGTCCCCAGTTCCGTGTCGAGGACGGGTTTGATGACTTCGCGTAACGATGTTTCTGGCGTGTCGCTGTTGTAGATATCCTTTGCCCACTGTTCACCCTTTGCGCGCATCTCTTTGATAATGCGGTTATAGATGCGCAGTTCATCCGGCGTCATATCGTCGACCGGTGCTTTGATGGCCGTAATAATCTCTGAAAGATCTTTCACGGTCATACCCTTGTAGCATCTCGCCATCACTGCGGTCACTTCCTCAGCGGATATCAGCGCAGAATCAAACGAGGTTCGTGGGTCTCGTCCGCTCTTAATCCTACGCTCTACTTTTTTTGAGAGTAGTGCCCACTCTGCGGTCTTTGCTTCCGCGTCGGCTGGTATTGCTACCACTTCGGGAGTCGTCAGCGCCGGCTCGGTGTCTTGCAATGGTTCGCTTGGAGCGTCCGGTGTTGGTGCCGGTGCTTCTTCAGCTGGCCAGTACTCATCCAAGTTGTCGATACCCAAAAGCATCGCCGCCGACCGCGCAGGTATTCCACCTTGCACATACTGAAGGAATGAACCGGCTCGCGCTGCCTCGTCCGCTTGGAATACGTCCATCATCTCAGGGTTGAACTTGAATTCGTACTTCAACGGGTTCAGTAGTTGGCTATTGATAACCGCTTCGTACATGTTGAGCCGTGGGACAACCGTCTCACGCCAAAAACTTTGCCGGTCAGAGTCTGCCGTTGCGTAGTTTGCCGCCGACGCTTCCAACATTGTCCGAGGTACGCCCAGCGTCGCAGCTACGGCCGTGATGGTGCGCTCGGATAATTCCGGCATTTGCATCGTGTCGATGTTTGGCGTTAACTGCGTAACCTTCAGATCGGGACTGCGTAAGAATAGGTATTTAAACGCGTTGAGAATACCGCCGCCGGCTTTGGCGTTGATGTCCGCACTAAAGCGCTCAACCTCTGCGGTGTCGGTGTATTCCGGAAGGTTCATCACTGTGACCGGCTGCGCGCCACCTTGAAAGAACGCCGTTGCGAATGCGGTCAAGTAGTGCGATAACTGCGCATTTTGCAAAGCGACCGCCGCCGGTGCTAAGCCCGGGCCGACGTCCTCGATGAACGAAGGTTCGCGGAAGTACACAATTTCGTCCATCGTCCACGGACCGTAAAGCCGACCGTTCAACGTCTGCGACCATGTCATCCCGCGATACGGTTCGTAGATGTCCGCTTTGCTTTGGTCAAAGAACCACGTCGTGTTTGCTGCGTTCAATGAAATAAAGCCGGTCAGCGTGCGACCTTTGACGACACGGAGCCAATACGCTGCGCCGAAGATGAGTAGATTGCGCTCGGTGTCTTTGATGAGCTGGGGAAGGTTCATCTGCCACGGCCAGTCCACCGGTTCACCATTGCGCGTCAGTTGAAACGGCACCGAGGAAAGCGCATCTGCTCGAAGGTTGACCGCACGATACAACATCGGTACCATGCGATACGCATCCGCAGGGGAATATAACTTCCCGCTTCGGTTCATCGTGTCGAGCCACCCGTTAGGATACTGAATAGGCATTAAGCGAAACTCCATTCTATCTTTGGCGTGCTCAGCATACCGACCGCGCCGCTCACTGCGTCCACGTAGTCGTCATGCGGTGCGCTTGGAAATGCGACGACTTCATCTATAAAATCACGAGCCCACGCACCGGCAACGATGCGCACTGCGCCCGCTTCCGCCCGTCCGGCCCATGGCATCGCCCGTTGTACTTTGTCGCCCTTCACATCGATACCGCGGAACGGTATCGCCGCCAACTCCGGAACTCTGCGCAGTTCTTGAACCGCTGCTAAGCCGTTCATGGCTTTTTCAATGCCGTGCGTCGTGTTCTCTTCGGATAGCATCGTCGACATTATCACGCGTCGCACGTCTGGCCACTCTGCGCGCATGTGAATTCCGTCGGCTATGTAGAGTACTCCTTCGTGCAAACAACAGCGCACAGAGGCAGTATAGTCGGCTGATTGCTTCGTACTTGTTGCCAAGTCCCAATAGCGAAACCACTTGGCGCCGTGTGGTCGAACATCGCCGACTCGAAGCCACTCACGACGGAACAATGCGCCGATTGGGTCGGTAAATTCGCCGTCCACTTCTTGGCGATACATTTCCGAAGTCATCGACTGCTTCAACGTCGACACGAAGGTGTCATCGAGGAATGTGTTGTCGGTCGTCTTACTTCGGATCGTGGCGTAATCGCGATGGTCGCCAGTAAACAACTCATAGACCCAATCTTTCCCGCGTGGCGTCGTAGACATCCAAGCTCGACCCGGTGCTTCGCGCAACGTCGCAATACTCAGCGGCCATATGTCTGCGTCCATCATAGCGACCTCGTCAAGCCAAAGCCACCCCGCATTGGCGCCACGCAGTCGGTCAGGGTTATCAGCACTGCGGAAGATAATGCGTCGATCGCCGATTAGCCGTAGTTCCATCTCTGACTTGTTCCACGCGGTGACGATGCCTGCCTTCGCGGTCAACTTCAGAATGGTCTCCATTGCGCCAAGTCGAAGCATCGGATACGTTGGAGCCACGACCAATCCCGTGGTGCCCTTCGGTTGACGCAGTGCTTCCACCGCGCCGGCTCGTGTCTTACCCGAGCCACGACCGCCGACGAACAGTCGGAACCGTGCGTCACTCGCCCAGAATGCCCTTTGGGGTGACGTCTGCGAACTGTGCCGGATCGTCGGGAGCGCTGAGGTCGATGGCGTAGTCGCTTGGCGTGTTGGTGTTAACGACATGATGATTGTCTCGGTATTTCCAAGGTCGAAGCCCCTTCAATAGGAATATCAGAAGAACATCACTGCCGGCTTTTGCGCGATCTCTGGCAATGCTTTCGAGTTCGTCGGCACCGTCTTCTTGTGCGTCGTCGATGGCCTGTCGAAACTCATCATCGACGTCGCGCAGCTTGTACACTGCGCGTCTCGATACGCCGGCGATGGTCAGCGCTTGGCTAATGTTACCCGTCTTCGAATACGCACGCAGAAACGGAACGCACCAAAGCGGACGACCGGGAAGATTGTATTCGCCCTCTTTGCGCTTGGCGATGGTCACCCGATTTTCTCCGAAGAGATGAACCGAAGCGCCACGTTGAGAATAGCCAACGCATACGCCAGCTGCGGGACCAAGTCTTTCATCTCGGGCCACTGTGTGACCGTGCCGATAATCATCGTTGCCAAGGTCAACACGTTAATCCATACGGTCTTCGATTTGTACCATCGTTTCATACTAGGCTCCTATCTCTTGACGAATCCAAATCAGAAACACTGCCCACACGCAGGCAATAATCAGCGCACCGACGTACGCTTGTTTTTCAAGTGTCGCGATGCGCTTTTCGAATTCTTTGAAGTTGGCGTCGCCGTTTTCGAGACGTGCCAACACCGCGTCGAGCTTCGTCTCTACCCGGGCCATCTTTGTCTCTAATGATTCTGTCATCGTCATCCCTGATACGCTCGGAACTCTGTGCGGATGGTGTCCATGTTGATTGCGGTGCCCGGACACGTTTTGAACGCCGCTGGGTATTCGCGGTGTCCCTTGAGTGTTTCTTTGCTGACCGTGATACCACGCCACTTCATGAGTTCCAAGGTAGTCGCCCGTACTACGGTGTGAAGGTCGTCTGGCCAAGCGTGCACGTCGTAGTCACCAACGACCTCGATGCCCCACATGCTGTTATTGCCGGGGACTGACGAACAGTGCACTCCGGGAAGGTTGAGCGGGCACATTTGCCAAATACCGTCGTTCTCTGCCTTTGGCGATCCGGTGACGATGAACAGGTGCGGACCGCCACGCCAGCCCATCGCCTCGTATCGGCTCGACATCGCGTTCATCGTGCGGGCCCCGTTCCACTGACTGGGGAGTGGTCGCCATGTGTGATGGAGTACGACACCCTTTGCCCACGGTGCGACACTTGGCGCATACTTGGCCAGATGCGCACGGAACTCGTCGACCGTGCGCCACTGAAGCAATGCGTATGCGTAGCTCATGACCGCGTGCCCGCCCATCGGGATATCTTGTTCATGAACGCCGATTTGTTCATACGGTTGACGATGAAATATAACTCATTGCCGATAACCGTGATGTTGCCGTGTGCGTCTTCGTAGCTTTGAATAAGCGACCACTGCGCGTCAAGCTTTGGTCGATACCACAGATGGATGGCGAACTTCTTCGAGATGATGCCATATGCAGACATCGACGTGGCGAACCATTGCCCCGCTTTGTCGACCTGTACGAACGTCTGGGTGGCCGTGTATGTTCCGCCGGGTAGGTTCAGTTCAACCGGGTTGGGGATTGGTGGTTGTACGTTGGTCATGCTTCGTCCTCCTCTGCGTTCATTATCGCATTGCCGTCAAGTTGACTACTGCGTCACCCGTGGCAACGTCACGCCGGTCTGACCCTGGTACTTGCCCCGTTTGTCAGCGTAGGTTACTGCAGGACGGTCGCCACGAAAAAACATGACCTGCGCTAT